AAATTATTAGACCCAAGAAAACTACAGTCAACAGTTGAAAGTATATTTGTGTCATCAATGTCACAAAAAACAAATATTGCTCAAAAAGTTAATGCATCGTCCCAAGACGCTAGTATGGGAATCTCTTCGTATTCATCATCTTTAGACCGATAACTTCTAAAAAATAACATTTTGTCTATTTATTGATATAAGTTTTATAAATGGCAGATAACCCAAATTCAGCAAACAATTCATCTAACGTAAGTCCACTAAGTTTTTTTGGGTCTGCCCAATTTAGAAATGTTTTAGTTGCAAAAAATTTAAAGCCTTACGAAACTGCAGGTTCTTATTCTTACGATGTTAAGAATCAAAATTATCCTATAGTTTTTGGTGAAAAAGTTCCTGTAGATACACCAAATGTGTCTTTAAATTTATTTGAAAACGCAAGGGCTGCGACAATAGTAAATATATATGGTGAGTCAACTAAAGTTGATGGTTCTGACTTAATTACTGGTACAGGAGCGGTTTCATACCAACAAGCTGGTACTGGAAATGTTCAAGTTTCAAACTCGGAACAACAAGTCGGTTATAGTCAATCTGCTGCAGAGTTAGAACTTTTAAGTGAATTTTATATTGATTCAGCCGCAGTTGTTAACAGATATATACCACAAGATGGATACATCTACAGTTATATCAGTACAGAAAAAATACTACCAAAAAAACAAACAGGTGGAAATGAATACCCAAATTTTGATTTTAAATCAGACGATGCTCTTGGCACGCTTCCATATTTTGATAATATATTTGCCATTAGCATCGGGACAGGGGTAATTTCTTCAGAGTCATATTTACAACAAATTTCAACAGTCTTTTTACAAGAGGCTCTACAAGAAAGAATAAGTAGAGAAATTTATAAAAATACTGTTGGTAAAGTTAATTTAGCTGCGTTTTCAGACCCATTCCAAGCTTCATTACTGGCATCAGGACAAGAACCTTTAATATATAAAAACTACTCAATTACAGTACCTGATGGAGTTCTTGACCAAGCATCATTTTTAATTCAGAAGTTTTCTGGTACCTACATACCAACATCACCAATTGAGGGGGACTATTTTTCAGAACCACAAAGGCAAAAAGGAACAGCTGGACAGCTAATTGATACAAAATCAAATCCAATAAATAAACCGGCAAAACCACTAAGTAATCCTTCTATTAAATTTTTAAATAATACAGGAAGCGGACAAAAAAATGTTTTATTTAATAGTTTAGGATATAATAGATTTAAACCAGAATACGAACAAAACACAACCCAAGTGGGTTTGGCAATTGATAATGTATTTGATAAAAATAATACATTAACAAATTTTTATGTTGGAGATTCTACTAATGATATATCTAAGACTACCTCACCTCCTGATTTAGTCCCAATAGATGCTTATGGAAATGTTACAAGTACAATCGTTTTTGGTCCTGACGAAGTTGGAAAAATATACGAAGGTGAACAAATAGACCAACTTTATAATTTTGGACTTAAAACTACGATTAATAGTCCTGGCGGAGCATTCTCGGACATTGCTTTAAAAGACCCAACTGGGGGATTTTCTTGGGTTAGTTTAAAAAATAACCAAAGTGCGGGATATTATGCAACACCTGGAGGAGGGATTGGTTCACAATCTCAAACTTATTTACAAGGAGTTGGACAGAGTCTAACAAGCTCACAGTCCACAAAATTAAAACCAAGTGCGGATTCTCCTGAGACAGGGTTTAGGGCTGGCTCAATATTAGACGAAACCCAAAGAATTATAGATTCAGCACCAGCCTCAGGTGCTAAAAGATTAGTCCATGTTGGTAATGCTATGAACCAATTATCAAAAGTCTTTAATGATGGTTATAAAGAAATGACCAAAGGCTCAAGGGTGATGAAATTTGTAAATAAAAATGGAACACAAGTTGGGGTAGAGTATGGGAGAGTTTTTACAAAAGATATTCCTTATTTAACATATGGTAATTTACAATCAACAGTTGCAAACACAAGCGGACTTGAGACTAACGGAAATATAAGAAAATTTACTAATTCTATTGTTGATTCAACATATAACCTGAATATTGCGCCACTTGCAGGACAAGCCTCTACAAATATAAAAGACGGCAAGGTAAAGAAATACATGTTTTCAATTGAAAATTTAGCTTGGAGAGGAACTGCAGAGTTTGAATCGTTACCTGATTGTGAAAAAGGACCTAATGGAGGTAGAATAATGTGGTTCCCACCATACGATATTGCATTAGGTTCAGAACAAAGTAATCCAAAGTTTAATTCAACTAATTTTTTAGGTAGACCTGAACCTATATATACTTACGAAAATACAGAAAGAAGTTCAAGTATTTCTTGGAGTATTATTGTAGACCATCCTTCTGTTTCTAATCTTATTGTCAAAAAAGTTTTGGAAAATACAGATGATGATACTGCAACACAAGTAGCCGCATCATTCTTTGCAGGATGTCAGAAATATGATATATATGAATTGGCTCAAAGGTATAATACTTTAAGTAAGACAACAATAGAACAATTATATCAAGAGATACTACAAAGCAATCAAACTACTGATGAACAAAAGAAAGATGCTTTAAATGGGGCTGGCGACAACGGAGGACAAGGAGTAACTGAATCACCAACTAATCTTTTAGGTGATTTTGTAAACAATGGATTTTATTTCCCTTATGTTTTTTCAGGTACTGAATCAACTACTAATTATACATCAATATATGAAAGTTATTATGGTAATAGAAATTCATATATTGGGGGAGAAGATAGTAATAAAATGACGGTATTTGTTAATAATGTTCTTAATGGAAATTATAATAAGATGGTTGAACTTAGAGAACAAATAAAAAATATATTAGAAAACGAACAAGGTATTATTGAAATAACTTTTAATGGAACAAAAATACCTGGAAGGTCTGATAATGCAATTATTTCATCTGCATGGTTTGATTCTGCTGTGTTATTTTTTACAGAATCAGTTTTATCAAACAATAAAACGATTAAAAGTTATGTTGATGACGGTAAAATAGTATTTAAAAAACAAAATCTTGGTTCTGAGAATACCGTAACTGGATTAACAACTAGCCAAGGTACAGGTAACAATATAAATTGTAATCAACCAAATGGCTCATTTAATCAGTTTTCTTTTGATTCTGCGGCTTGTAGAGCGGTTAGAATATCTAATATAACTGTAAGTCCAAATAAACCGACACAATCTTCAGGGTCTGAAACTACAAGTGATGATAATATACCAAATCCTGATGCAAAAGTTGGACTTAAACCAGACCAAAGTCAAAGTCTACAAACAAAATTAAAAAACGTAAGTAAAAAAATTATAAGAGAACTTTTGACTGAATGTAATTATTTTGAAGTAATTCAACAAACCGACAAAATAATATTTGATTCTATAAAGAATAAATTTAAATTTTTTAATCCAGCATTCCATGCTATAACTCCTGAAGGATTAAATAGTAGATTAGTATTTTTAAATCAGTGTGTAAGACCAGGAAAAACAATTCCTACTAAATCTGAAGAAAATACTGAAGCCAAAATTACTGATTCATTCAATACAAATTTTGGAACACCCCCAGTTTTAGTTTTGAGATTTGGAGATTTCTACAATACAAAAATAATTCCGAATAGTTTACAAATTTCATATGAAAATATGTGGGACTTTAATCCTGAGGGAATAGGATTTCAACCGATGATAGCAAAAGTTACTTTAGGGTTTAGTATGATTGGTGGGCATGGACTTGCAAGACCTGTTGAAAAACTTCAAAATGCATTATCTTTTAATTATTATGCTAATACTGAAATGTATGATGAAAGAGCGGATGAAACAGAATCTACTGAAACTGTTGATAGAGCTTTAATTGAAAGTTTAAGAAATGAAGAACCAATAGTTACTGTAAATAATGTAAATGACACTAAACAAAATGAAGGTGGTACATTAGTTGGAAATATAATTTCATCACAAAGAAATGATGCTGGAATTGAAACTGGTACGACTAGGTATAATGAATTCTTTAATGGGTTTGTTGATACCACAAAAAATTATTTTACAACAATTGGTAATACATATCAGACATTATCTAATGAATATAATTTAGGAGTTTGGGCTCAAATAAATCACGATAGGTATTACACTTACGGGTATTATGATAATGTATTCAATTACCAAGCAAGTGAACTGAACATTTTAGGTAAACAAGGTAATTGGGAAACAAGTTTAGGAGTTATAGGTAATATTATTAAGAATAACGCTGATAACGGAACAGACACTCTAATTCAAAAAGTCAATTCCTCTCAGACAATTGATACCCAAACTAAAAATAAAATTAGAGAAAATTACAAATCATTTATAAATGATTCGCTTACTAATAATTTTACACAAGTCGCAATTTACATACAGCAGATGACCGAATCTCAACTTAATTTTACAAAATATATGGCTAAAATGGATTTAGTTGCTGACTCGGCTGACGGTAAAATTTTGGCAAATGGAGCTTCAAAATTATATGTTTTAGCGGGAACACCTGATAGTGGCTCAGATACGTTGTCACAATTTAGAAATGATTATTTCCAAATAATGACAGATTCTATAAATTTTTATAATTACGGATTAAATAAAATATTTTTGCCTGATTCACTTACCTCAGGTAATATAACGTCATACTCTCCAATAGTACCATTCACTAATAGTAATGATACTTACGTTTATATAATTTTATCTAACATTATTCTTAATAGTTCAAAAAGAAAAGATTTTTTTGATTATTTAGTTAATGGCGCCCAAACAGAGTATAAAAGTATTGCTAGAAATTTAATAAAAGATTTTGTAGAAAATAATTGGTTATTTGAATTTACTGTTGAAAAAAATGCGGAACAAGAGTTTTTAACCGATTTCACTACAACTACACAATATCAATCTTATATTAAGTATAATCCAACTGTTGATGGTGTAAGTGTGACCACAAGACAAAGAGATTTTACATTTACAACTGATGCCCCATTTAATGCTGTAAACTATTATAGAAGATTATCTTTAGAAAACATATATAAAACGGTCAATACCGATAATGACATAAACATTTTTAACGGTAAAAAACAATTTGATAATTAATGCCATTTCAATATTATAATAGATACAATAATTTAATAGTTAATGGTAGTCAAATTAATATACCATATGTAACACTGCCGCCAAAAAGCACCGATAAAATGTACATTTATAGAGTTGGTGTTTCTAGGTTAGATAAAGTGTCCCAAACTTATTATGGTTCACCTTACTTTGGTTGGCTAATTTTACAAGCTAATCCTGAATATGGCGGTTCTGAGGTTAATATACCTAATGATACAACACTTAAAATACCCTTTCCTTTAACGGCATCTCTTTTAGATTATAAGACAGCACTTCAAACACATTTCTATTATTATGGCAAGTAGTTCTAAAAGAGTAATATACAATAAAGCATTTGATAATGTTGTTGTAATTGACCCAAATAAGATTATTAATGAAAATGGATTTCCTGAAGATAGAAATGTTGAACAAGAAAACTTGGTTATGTATGCAAATTTGGAATGTAATATACAACCAAGAAGCAGATTACTTTCAGGAGAGGATTCTCAAACACTAGAAACAGTTGGTATCGCTAAAATAAATTTCTTGAAACCAAATGACCAAGATTATTTAACAACTAATTGGACAGAATTACAGAGTGAATACTCTAATCCAAATACAATTAATAGTGAGTTACTTGGTATTACAAATATCACTTATAGAGCTTCACAGGATTTTACACCCCAAGTTAATATAACATTAGAAGATATAAGAGGTAGAGCTTTATTTGAATCAGGAGATGAATCAATATATTCAGCATTTTTTAATCTACCGTACCCAACTTTTTATTTAACTTTAAAAGGATATTATGGTAAAGCGGTTAGAATGCCATTAATCCTACAAAAATTTTTAGCATCGTTAGACCAAACTTCAGGTAATTTTATTATTAATCTTTCTTTTATTGGGTATAAATTTAATGTATTAAATGACATTACTTTAGGTTATCTATTATCAGTGCCATTAATGTATCAAAGACAACTTAACCAAAGTGTCCAAGTTGACCCAAATGGACCTGAACAAGCTTCAGTTGACCAATTAAATGGTAATGATGTTAGGATTCAATCCTCATTCGGCACTGAAGGTAGGGACACCATTAATCAAGTTTATTCAAAATACAAAGAATTAGGATTAGTTGAACAAAATTTTCCTAATTTAACAATATATGAATTGGTATCAAGACTACAAAATTTTGAAAAAAACTACCAAGAATTATTAGGCCAAGTGTCAACAAAACCAATAACTGATGCTAAAGAATTTGATAATCTTTTAACAAATTATGCTCAAATAATATTTTTCTCAAAAAACCCTCTATCGTGGAAAGAAGAGTTTTTGGACACAAAAAAATATTATGTAATTTTAGATAAAGGTAATAGATATAAAGTTTACACTTATAATAAAACCATTTTTGATAGTTTAAAATTTGACGATGCAATAAATAAGTTAAAAACTTTAATTAATGATAATAACGATACTTTAGACAAAGCCCCAACATTTGGAACAAAAAATAATGGTGATAGACAAATACCTGTTAATATAAAATTTTCATCAATTGCTGCCACACCATATTATTTACCTAATCCTGCAACTATTGATGTTTTAGAAACTGCTAAAGAAAGGTTCGCCACTAAATCACCAACTAACTCACAATTAAATATAATTGCAACGGAGTTAAGAAATTTAGATGACACTAGAATAAAAATTGAACAATTAAGGAGTCAATCTGACCCACCAAAAAATCCAGTTGAAATTCCTTTCTTATTTAGATTTGATGGAGATGGATTTTTTTTGGATGAAATAAATAAGATTAAGAAAAGTTTAAGTGTTCAATCGGAAGATATTGAGAGAAATATTACGGCTGAAATTAATGAAATCATTAAATCAGACAAAGGTATTGGTTTTGAACCAAATATTAGAAATATTTTAGCTGTAATTTATGCATCAACAGATGCTTTTTTAAGAATGTTGGATAAAGTTCACAAAAAAGCTTTTGATGCTAGAAATAATAATAAGAAAAAACAAGCGGTAATTACTGACATTAAACAAGAACCTAATGCACCAGTTTATCCTTGGCCTGAATATGATAAAAGAATATTGGTTGATGGAGAACCAAAATATGATTTGAGGTACCCTGGTGACCCGGATTACATTAATGAAACTGGTGCAGATGACTACGAATCGTGGCCTGAGGTGGAGTTTGTTGAGGAGTTTCAAAAGGCGTATTTGGAAAGGTTACCTAAAAATATTAATTCTAGTTCTGCGGTTAGTGATGCAAACTCAATTAATAGATTATTGATTTCGGCATTTGATACACCAAGTAATATCTCATATTCTTTTTTACAAAAAACTCCTTTTTTATATGAAATGTGGGAAAGAGTACAAGCTATTTGTCATTACCAAGGGTTCTCAAGACTAAGCAAGTATGGGGATATTTTAAATTTTTTAGAAGCATTTGAGGCTAGTAATATAAAAATTGCAATTGGAACTAGTAGTCCTGAATTAATTGATTTTTTAAAAGAATATAAATTTACCCCTGATAATTTCCTACAATTTTTATCTCAAAATACACCAAAGTCATATGAATTATTATCAAGAGGAATTTATACTACAAGTTATTTAAAAAATGATTTAAATAATAATTCTAAATTTCTTTCACAAGAATTACCTGAAGTAGTTGCGTCTATAGTTACAGAAAATAAACCATCGGAAGTTGAGGGTACTATTAGTAAATATTTAAAATCAACTGATAAAAATTCTTTATATTTTACCGATATATTACCGTTTGCGTCGGAAGAATGGAATAAAGACCAACTTTTTCAAGGAAACAATAACCACACGATTGATAAAGTTTTTAGAACTGAAAAATCACTTTTTTATAATTTAAAGACAAAAAAACTTGTAAATTATACTTCAGATTTTGCATTAGATGGAAGGGGGGATAACGACAAGAACAGACCATTTAATTATTTTGTAAGTACAAGTTTAGAAATTCCTTATGAAAATGTTAAAAATAACATGGCTGGTTTTTTTAGCGGACGAGTGTCTGAACCAAAAAAATCATCATATACTGAAGGAAGAGTAACGTTCTACACTGGTGAATATGATACCAAATCAATCACTACGTCTATGTTAAATACTCCATCGTTTATACGGGCAATACAGAATGGGGTTAAAAATGATAGGAGCGGTTCATCCAGTCCTTATATACAGGCAGGATATTTGTTTTTAAACAGTTTACCTTTAACTAATTTAAAATGGCCTTACAGAAATTCTGATGATACCACCAACAGTTATATTGCCCCAACATTTAAAAAATATGGAGCGGTTCACAGTGTTCCAAAAATGTGGGCGGCTAAGATAGGAAGTATTTGGCATAGATATAAAACTTGGATTGAAAATGATATTGATATTCTAAATGGGGTACTTGGTGACTTTGACCAAAATTTAAACTACGACCCCGAGAATTCAGACCCGACAAAAATGTATAAGTTTACCTCAAGTACAGAAAACTTTACAATTAAACTTTCGGCAACAGAAGTTGATACTAATTTACATAATAATGACATTATAAATGTTGGATTTTACCCAAGATTATTAAATGACTTTTTTTATTTTTTAAATGGTAGAAGTCTTTATAGTGATGATACTAAGATTCAAGAATCAATACAATTAGAAATAGATAACGGGAATTTAATTTTGATTTCAAATAAAAACTCACAGTTAAATTTAGAAAAGGGATATGACCCAAATAATCCGGACAACTGGCTTTGGTACTCAACCTTTAGTGTTCTATTTAAAAACATTAATCCTGTTACTGATGGTAATAATCTAAATTATTATTATTCAGCCCCTTCATTTGGTTCACAATACAGTCAAGTTAGAAGCGAATGCTTACCCCAAGGAACATTAACAACACCAATATATGGAAATCAATATGTGTTTAATGGCTCCGTAAGATTATTATGGGGAGGAACTCATTTTGGATATATGCCAACAATTAATAGATTTAGTCCACCGGACCAATATATTTCTTGGACAAGAAACAATGAGTGGGCGTGGAATTTATTTTTAAATTCAAATAATGAAAGTGGCCAACTAGATTATGTGGAAGATTTATTTGGAGTGTTTACCTATGAAGAGTTATCTTTATTTGAAAATGAGTTTTTAAATTTCTGTCAATCAGAACAAAGAACTACTTCTAAGTTTAACATTCAGTCAATTATAAAAAATTCAATACAAGTAAGTTTTGACGATTTTAATGACAAAGATTCAAATGCGCTCTTAGAGAAATTTCAAAAAACCCAACAATTAAATTTTAATTCAAGTATTAACACTTATATAAATGAAAATATTTTATATCAAAAAGGTAATCCAACTAATTTTGATTATAGAATCTTTAGTTATTTTTCAACTAATCCATTAAAGGGTGTTGATGAGGGGGTATTAAATTACATTGATAATACTCCAAATTCTGTCCCATACACAAGTAACACACAATCTTTTTTACAATCACAAATAGATTATCCGGATGCTTGGAAAACACTTAAAACATATGTTGGATTTTCTTCATTAAGTGGTGTGGGATATTATGGAAACAGTTCAGTTATTACTGACTTTTTTCCTGATATGAATATTGCATTTAATTCTGAAAATATTATAAAATTTGCCAGCGTAATTAAAATTTACGCTACTCAAAAGTACCTAAAGAATGTTACAAATAAAGAAGAATTTTCTGTAGTTATGACTCAGTTCATTGATGAAATGAATAGTTTAAGAGATTTAGTATTTGATGGAATGTACACTAAATTACAATATTCACTTCAGACTGTTAAAAATACTACAACAAATGAGGACAATTCAAAAACAACTGGAGAATCAACTAAATTTGAGTATTATTATTTGTTTAAAGCAATTAATGACAAATGGATTTCTGCTAATAACTACAACAAAGAAACTATGTTTGAGGACATACTTCTATTAGATAGAGGTAGTAAGAACCTAGGAGGTAAAGTTATTGTTGATATTTTTTCAATAATATCAGATTTAAGAGATAACCCTAATATGACAATTCATAATCTTACTGATAAAATTGTCAGGAACCATCACTTTTTACCATACAATTTACCAAGTTATTTAAACTTTTATGGGGCTCCAAATGCTGGTGACGGAAGAAATGATGAAAATGAAGAATCTTTCGCCGATTCTATGTTTGGTACTTTTACTGAAGTTGATTATTCAAAGTCTAAACCAAAATTGGTTTGTTATTATGCCGAAACTGGCTCCGAACAACTTAATGTGATTAATATTAAAAATGGTTTTAATGATGATAGTTGGAATTTTGAACAGTCAACAAATAATCCGGTAGTTGAAGATTTATCATTAAAAGAAAATAAAAATGATTGGGCCCTATCAAATAAACCTGTAGGAATTGTTGCGGACTTTGGAGTTCAAAATCAAGGAATATTTCAAACAATACAAGTATCTCAAGATTTAGGTAAAGCTACTTCTGAATCATTAAAGGCTGATTATGAATTAGGAAATGTTATGAGGGGTACAAATACCCTAACACAAAGTGTGAGTTTATTAAAAATATACAAAACTAGAGCATATAAGACAACAATTACTATGATGGGTAATATGATGATGCAACCAATGATGTATGTGCTAATAAAACATATGCCATTATTTGCTGGTCCATATTTAATAACTGAGGTTGAACATGTAATTGCTCCTGGTAGTTTTACTACTAAAGTTGTTGGAACAAGACAAAAAACTTATACTCCTCCAGTTGAGAATAAATTATTGGAAACAATTAAAAGTCAGTTTGTTACTAAATTAATTAATAATTTGACAACTAAGAGAGAAAATCAAAAAAGACTTGAGACAAATACTATTCAGGCTAGAGGTAATGTTGCAAATGCAATTAGTCCAAATTATTCACCTACAGCAAATCCAATTTGTACAGTTAGTGTTAGTTATAGTTCATTCTCAGCAGTTACTACCCCATCCAAGAGCCAAACACCTGTTAGAAATATGTTTGATTCAATCTTAGATAAAGTAAGAGGACTTAATTCTGGAAGTAATTCAGGCGATTCAATGACCTACATTGTACATACTTTATTCTATATTAAATCTTATAAAGGAACATCTTTTGAATATTATGGAAATAATGTTCCATTAATACCACTTTCTCCAGGTACTCCAAAATGGGGAGGAGACTTGAGTAAGTTCTTTAATAACGAATATATGTGTATGACTGGACCATCAAACACAACTGAATCTTACGCAACTTTCCCTACTTTAGATAATTGTATAGAATTTACGTATACCAAATATAAAAACGTATTTAAAGATTCTGCAAATAATGTATCTTCAGAAAATATATTTGTAAGCGGATTCACAAGAACATGGATTGAAAAATTCCCATATGATAAAACAAGTACCACCACAAATTTATATGATACATTTAAAACCGCAAATCCGAGCGAATATAATGAATTGGAAAGAAAGGTAAGAGAATCCTACAATTTAGTTAAAGCAAGATTAACTGGTTAATTTTATCAATAAGCACTATATTTATATATAAATTAATACTATGGACGTAAAACAAATCTTAGACAACTACTTAGGTCGTCAAACAAGAATTACAGAAAGAGATGCCGGTAATGGGTTTAAAGAAGTTTGTGACCTTGATACTGGTGATTGTTATACAATTAGGATGAAAGATGGTTTGATTGAAAGAGTAGATAATACTTATAATTCAAACAGAAAAATTAATGTTGAGACCAAATCAGGTATAAAGCAACTTTTAAACGGATAATTAAATGGATATTTCTAACACAATTCTTGAAGAACTTAATAGATATAATAAAATTAATAATTATATATCTGAGCAAGCCCTTGACGCACCTCCTGCGGATGTTCCAGCACCTGGCGGTGATGAACCACCCACACCTGAAGCGGCTCCACCGGCAGAACCAGGAGCAACACCGACACCCGCAGCGGAGACCACTCCAGAACCTGTAGATGTTGCAAATGACCCGGATGTTGAAAAAATTGGTGATGAAGGAGAAGAAGAGACTGGTTCTGAAGAACTTGAAATTACTGACTTAGTTAAGTCACAACAAAACATTGAGTCAAAACAAGAAGAATATTTTAACAATTTATTTGGACAATTATCTAATTTGGAACAAAAACTTTCAGAGATGGATAATGTTATGTCAAAACTTAATGAACTTGAGGCTAAAATTGAAAAATACAGACCAAAGACACCTGAAGAAAAACTTGAATTGAGAAGCATTGACTCAGGTCCATTTAATCAAAAACTTACTGATTTCTTTGTTGATAAACAACAAGATATGGAAAAATCAGGAAAAAATGAATATGTTTTAACTACAGATGAGGTTGAAGATTATACTCCAGCAGAAATTAAAGGAACTTTTAACAACTACGGAGAAGAGGGAGATTTTAAAGAACTTAAATATTAATAGATACGATATTTGACTTTTACGGCTGGCACACTTACTTTTGTTTATTAACTTTTAAATTATATTTTATGGCGACAAATTCTTTAGATGCTGTTCTCGCTCAGTATGAAAAAGCGAAATCAAACACAGGTGGTAGTAAAATCTCACAAGAAGACCGAATGAAGAAGTACTTCGCGGCAATTCTACCACAAGGAAAATCAACAGGACAAAAGAGACTTAGAGTCCTACCTACAACTGACGGTTCATCTCCGTTTAAAGAAGTATGGTTTCATGAAGTACAAGTGGCTGGAAAATGGAATAAAATCTATGACCCAGGTAAAAACGACAACGAGCGTTCACCACTTAATGAGATTCACGATGAACTTATGTTGACAGGTAAGGCTTCCGATAAGGAACTTGCAAAACAATATAAGGCACGTAAATTCTACATCGTTAAAGTGATTGACAAAGACGCACCTGAGGACGGAGTAAAGTTCTGGCGTTTCAAGCACAACTACAAAAACGAAGGCATTCTTGACAAAATCATTCCGATTTGGAGAGCCAAAGGTGACATTACTGACCCTGAAAAAGGACGTGACTTGATTTTGGAACTCACAAAGGCGAAGACTCCAAAAGGTATTGAGTATACAATTATCCAAACTGTTATGTATGATGACCCAGCTCCACTTCACGAAGACAAAGAAACTATGGACTCTTGGGTTAAAGATGAACTCACTTGGAAAGATGTTTATTCTAAAAAGCCTGTAGAATACTTGGAAGCGATTGCTCGTGGTGAAACTCCACGTTGGTCTTCTGAACTTGGTAAATATGTTTACGGTGATGAGTCTGGTGAAATGACTATGGGTGGAACAATCTCCGACCCACAATCCGGAGATGAACCTGATGGTGACCTACCATTCTAATTTAAAAAAATATTAATCAAACTACCCCTGAAATATGGGGTGGTTTTTAATACATTTAAAAATGTCAAATCAAGAAAAAATTTCTCAAAAATTCTATGAGGCTCTTATGAGCAAATATGCTTCAGAGATGAACGAAGCTGAGGCAACGCTTTTGGTCTATTTTAATAATCCTGTTGGAATTGGAGAACATCCACAACACCTTGAAGAAATGGACAAGATGGTTGAAAAACTTGCAAATGCGAAAGATAAAAGCGAAGCATTACAACAATTTTATAAATACAACTAATTATGGCATTAAAGAAAAAAGAATTTTCATTAGATGCAATTAAGGACAAGTACTCCACAAAGACCAAATATAAGGATGAATCATTCTACAATTGTGGAGAAGCGTTTATGGATGCTTGTGGATTACCTGGACCAATTTTAGGTGGCATTAATATGTTTTTGGGGCATTCAAATACGTCAAAAACAACTGCAATGATTTTAGCGGCAGCTGATGCTCAGAAAAAAGGTCATTTACCGGTTTTTATTATTACCGAAAAAAAATGGAGTTGGGAACATGCTATTGAACTAGGACTACAAGCTGAAAAAAATGAGTTTGGGGAGTATGATGGAATGTTTATTTTTAATGACTCTTTTGATGTTATTGAGCAGGCAACTGATTTCATAAATCAAATTCTGGACGCTCAAGAAAAGGGTGATATTCCTTATAATATTTTATTTTTGTGGGACAGTATTGGAAGTATTCCATGTCAAATGACATTTGACGGCAAGGGTGGAGGTATGCATTCGGCTAAAGTATTAGCGGATAAGATAGGTATGGGTATCCACTCAAGAATATCAAAATCAAAAAAAGAAGATTATCCATACTATAATACTTTAGTAATTTTAAACCAACCTTGGGTAGAATTACCTGATAACCCATTTGGACAACCTGAAATACGTGCAAAAGGAGGGACAGCAGTTTGGTTAGCAAGTAGTTTAGTTTTTTTATTTGGTAATCAAAAAAAGGCGGGTATAAGCCATATTGACGCAACCAAAAACGGACGTAAAGTTTCTTTTGCAATTAGAACTAAAGTTTCAATTTTAAAAAACCATGTAAATGGTCTTGGGTATAAGGATGGTAAAATAATTGCCGTACCTCATGGATATATTACAGATACAAAAGAAGCTTTGGAAAAATATAAAAAAGATTACTCAGATTATTGGGTCCAAAAACTTGGAGATTCTAACTATTCTTTAGATGAGTCACAAGATGATTCTGAAGATGAATAAAAGTAACAAAATTTTGTCAAAAGATTTAATTTAAAATCTGTGAAAAAGACTCTCCTTATTGACGGTAATAACCTCTTTAAAATTGGTTTCCACGGTGTAAAAGATTATTTCCACAATGGAAACCATATTGGAGGTCTTTTTCATTTTATTAATACTCTTAGAAAATTTATTGACGAGCACAATTTTGATAAGGTAATTGTGTTTTGGGACGGAGAAGACTCAAGGTCAAAAAGAGAAATTCTATATCCAAGTTACAAACAGAATAGAAAACTATCTTTTGAAGAACCAATCTATCTGTCATATCTATACCAAAAAAACAGAGTTAAACAATACTTGGAGGAAATGTATGTCCGACAACTTGAAGTCCAAGGAATTGAAGCAGATGACCTTATGGCTGAATACTGCAGAATATCTGAGAATGAAAAGAAACTAATATTCTCTTCTGACAAAGATTTGACTCAGCTCATCTCTGAAAAAGTTTCACTTTATTCACCTTCACTTAGAACAACATATGAAAATGGGGACAAAATCAAGTTTAATGATTTTGAATTTCCACATGAAAATGTCCTAACATTGAAGATAATGATGGGTGATAAGTCAGATAATATACAAGGGATTCAATCTCTTGGGGAAAAGACACTCGTTAAATTTTTTCCTGAAGTTTTGGAAAGAAAAGTTACCTACCAAGAAATTCTTGAGAAGGCTGAACTATTGTTGAAAGAACAAAAAGATAACCAAACTTTAAAAAATATTTTGACTGGTAAGACAAAATCAGGTATATTTGAAAAAGAGTATTATGAGATTAATGAAAAGATTGTGGATTTGTCTAACCCTCTTTTGAATGAAGAGGCAATTGAACAAGTGAAACTTATCTTTTCTGAGAACATGGATACTGAAGGTAGGAGTTATAAAAACCTAATCAAGTTTATGGTGGATGATGGGATTTTTAAGTTTCTACCAAAAACGGACGACGCATGGACATATTTTATTACACCATTTTTAAAGTTAACAAGAAAAGAAAAAAGTAAAAAAACAAAGTAAAATTCTTTATGAAAGAGCAAAATGCAGATTTAACAAAGTTGGAGTTTTTGATGACTGTGAATGACAACTTTATTGTACAACGTTATTTTAACGTGAAGGACTACAACTCAAAAGCTAAAAATTCAGTAGAGCTTTTGGAATTACTAGATGAGTTTGTTGGTAATATGAAACAACACCTAAAGATGAAGAGTGTTTCATATATGTCTGACAACCAATTTGAAATTATGGAAAACCCCGAGGTTCTTGAAACATCTTTCACAGATGGACCAGAGGTGTTTAATTTGTATCTAAAATACAATGGTAATGTTATGTACCACTACACTTTTGATGCTAAACCATACCCCCCAAAAATTAGATATACAGTAGATATCCGACCATATCTTAAAGGGGTTTTGTCTAATTTGACCGAAGTATTTTCTTCTAAAAATTTAACTTACGATTTGATGGGATACTCACTAGTCTAATAATATTTAATAAAAAAAGACTAGAATGGCTGACAAAAATTTTGACTACTTAGGAGGTACCTTCCAACAACAACTTATCAATCAGATAATAATTGATAAAAACTTTTCTCACTCTATATTGGATGTACTTGAGGCAAATTATTTTGAAAACAAGTATTACAAAATCATCATACAAATGATTAAAGAATACTACAAAAAGTTTGATTGTGCCCCCACCTATGACACATTACATCAAATTATCAAGTCAGAGATTACCCAAGAGTTGATGCTAAAAATCACTTTGGATACAATTAATGAAATTAAAAATGTATCTGAAGAAGGGTCACTTTTTGTCCAAGAAAAGGCTCTAAAATTCTGTAAGCAACAAGAGCTTCAGAAGGTAATGGGAAAGGCTCAAAAGATTATTGATGGAGGAGAGTTTGAAAACTATGACACCCTTGAAGAGATGGTAAGAGAAGCTCTTCAAGTTGGTGTTATAGAGAAAGATACAGGCGATGTTTTTGAAAACTTGGACCAAGTTCTCCAAGAAGATTATCGTCATCCAATTCCAATGGGAATTCCAGGTATTGACAATTTATTGAAAGGTGGACTTGCAAAAGGCGAAATCGGGGTTATACTTGCACCAACAGGTGTCGGTAAAACAAGTTTGACAACAAAGATTGCAAACCACGCCTTCAATATGGGATTCAATGTGTTACAGATATTCTTTGAGGACAACCCAAAGATTATCCAAAGAAAACACTTCACCCTTTGGACTGGAATCGCACCTGACCTTCTTGGTGACCACAAAGAAGAAGTTATGAAGAAAGTAACTGAAGTTCAAGATAAAATGAAAAACAGACTTATTCTTAAAAAACTTCCATCAGATACTTTGACTATGGGTCAAATTAAGAATCAACTTAGAAAGATGATTGCTGATGGGATTAAGATTGATGTAATTATCTTGGACTATATTGATTGTGTAACACCTGAGAAGATGATGGATGATGAATGGAAAAGTGAGGGTTCAGTAATGAGAGCATTTGAAGCAATGTGTCACGAGTTACACATTGCAGGTTGGACAGCAACTCAAGGAAATAGAAGTTCAATCTCATCTGAAGTTGTTACTACTGACCAAATGGGAGGTTCAATTAAGAAAGCTCAAGTAGGTCACGTTATTATATCGGTTGCTAAAACATTACAACAAAAGGAACTCAAACTTGCAACAATTGCTATCACCAAATCACGTATCGGTAAAGACGGGGTAATCTTTGAAAACTGTAAATTTGATAATGAACTACTTGTAATTGACACAGAAAGTTCTATGACAATGTTAGGATTTGAAGAAAACAAAGAACAAAAAAATAGAGATAGAATTCGTGAAATTCTAGACAGAAAGAAACAACAAACAGTATAATTATTAAAAAATAGGAGCATTTATTATGGAAAAAATATTGGTAGAAAATCCAAATCGTTTCGTTATATTTCCAATTGAACACAACGACATATGGGAATTTTATAAAATGCACCAAGCAGCATTTTGGACGGCTGAAGAGGTGGATTTGTCGGGTGACATTCGTGATTGGGAGAACCTTTCAGATAATGAACAATACTTTGTTAAAAATGTATTGTCATTTTTCGCAGCATCAGATGGAATTGTTAACGAAAACTTGGCTGAAAATTTCTACCGAGAAGTACAATATCCTGAAGCAAAATTCTTTTACGGAATGCAACTGGCAATGGAGAATATCCACAGTCTAATGTATTCACTTTTGATTGATACATATGTGTCAAATCCAAATGAAAAAGATGAATGTTTTCACGCAATTGATAGACTTCCTGCGGTTCAAAAGAAAGCAAAGTGGGCTCTTGACTGGATTACAAACGCATCATTCCAAGAAAGACTTGTGGCATTTGCGGCTGTTGAAGGAATCTTTTTCTCAGGTTCATTCTGTTCAATCTTTTGGTTGAAATCAAGAGGAATCATGCAAGGGTTGTGTAACGCAAATTCACTTATATTTAAAGATGAAAATCTTCACTGCGACTTTGCAATTCACCTTGTAAACAATCACTGCGAAAACAAACCAAGTGAAAAGAGAATTAAGGAAATTCTTCTTTCAGCACTTGAGATTGAAAAAGAATTTATTACTGAATCATTACCTGTTTCACTTATTGGTATGAACTCAAATCTTATGAAACAATATCTTGAGTTTGTTGTTGATGGACTTCTTGTTAAATTTGGATGTAAAAAACATTTTAATGTTGAACAACCATTTAAATTTATGGAACAAATCGCAGTTGAAACAAAGGGTAATTTCTTTGAGTCAAGGACTGTTGAGTATCAGAAAGCAAAGTTGAACGAAACATTGTCCTTTACGGATGACTTTTAATTGATTATTTTATAAAACTATGATGTCACTAAAAATTAAAAAACGTAGTGGGGAAGATGCGTCTTTTAACCCACAGAAAATATATAATAGAATTAAAAGAGCCGCTAAAGGTTTAAACATTAATTCTGATGAGATTTTTATTAAGGTAATCACCTCAGTCCCAACTGAAGGCGAAATTACCACAAAAGAACTTGATAAATTAATTTATGAGATTGCGGCAGCATTTACTGGAAGTCACCACGACTATTCAAGACTTGCATCCTCAGTTGCAATTTCTGCTTATCATAAAGAGACCAATGAAAGTTTCTCAAGCACTATGATGGAACTTTACAAAGAAGGTATTGTTAATCAGGAGTTTATAAATATGATTAGTAGTTATGGACCATCTAATGTTGATGAAGTTATCAATCACGATAATGATTATAACTTTGACTACTTTGCATGGAGGTCTTTGCAAGAGATGTATCTTTTGAAACTACCAAGTGGTAAAACAATTGAACGTCCACAACATATGTATATGCGTGTTGCGATATGGGTCACTAAATCATTTGAGCAAGCCGTTGAATATTATAAGTCACTTTCAAGTCAGCTTATTTCACCGGCAACGCCAATTATGATTAATGCTGGTACAAAAATTCCACAACTTGCCTCTTGTGTTTTACATTATAATGATGCGGATTCTAGAGAAGGTCTTTTGAATACGATGAAAGATATTTCAACATATTCATCAGACGCTGCTGGTATTGGTCTTTCTATGTCAAATATTCGTAGTAAAGAAAGTCGTATTTCTTCTTCAGGAGGATTTGCTGGTGGACTTTTGAAGTACTTAAAAATTGTTAATGAATCACTTAGATTTTTTAATCAACAAGGTCGTCGTCCTGGCTCTGCCGCAATTTACTTGGAACCTTGGCACAAAGATATTTTTGACCTTTTGGATATTAAAAAGAATACGGGAGCCGAGGAATTAAGAGCCCGTGATTTGTTCACAGCACTTTGGATTCCTGATAATTTTATGAAGGCCGTAAAAAATAACGATGATTGGTATTTGTTTTGTCCTAATGACATTAAAAAGGCGGGTGTTAAACCCCTACAAGAATGTTACGGTGATGAATACGAAGAAAACTATAACAAAGCTGTCGCTCTTGGAATTGGTAAAAAGACTAAAGCCCAAGAAATATGGTCTAAGATTATTGAATCACAAATTGAGACTGGCGTTCCATATCTTTGCTCAAAGGACAATGCGAACAAAAAGACAAACCATCAAAACATCGGTGTAATCAAACAGTCAAATCTTTGTAATGAGATTTATCAATATACAGATGAAAATACAACAGCTATTTGTACATTGTCATCAATGGTGCTAAAGAATTTCATCAAAGACGGAGAATTTAACCATCAATTATTATATGAAGAAACTCGTAAAGTCGTAAGAGCCCTCAACAAAGTTGTAGATATCAACAACTACTCAACTGAAAAAGGAAACAAGGGAGGACGTGAACAAAGGGCAATCGCAATTGGAACTCAAGGACTTGCCGACGTATTCTATTTGATGGATTACATCTTTACATCTGACGAAGCCAAGAAACTCAATAAAGAGATTTTTGAAACAATTTATTTCGCGGCAATTACGGAAAGCTGTCGTTTATGTAAGTCAGAAGAATATAAACCATATGATTTCTTTAACGGCTCGCCAATGTCAGAAGGAGTATTCCAATTTGATATGTGGGGTCTGAAAGAAGAAGATTTATCGGGAAGATGGAATTGGAATTCATTAAAAGAAGAAGTTAGAGATTATGGTGTTTGTAACTCTTTATTCGCAGCTCAAATGCCTGTTGCATCTTCAGCTAAGATTACAGGTTCATATGAAATGACAGAACCTGCTCACTCAGCTATTTTTAACAGAAGAGTTGTTGGTGGAGAGATTATGATTGTTAACAAGTATTTGATTAATGATTTTGAGAAGCTTGGTATATGGGGAGAGGACCTAAAGAATGAAATTATCCTTAATGAAGGTTCTATTCAGGGAATTAATTTTAACAACTATCTTGACACGGAAGATAAACACTATAATAAAAAAGTTAAAAGAATTGAGCACCTTATTCCAAAGTATAGAACAATATGGGAAATTTCTCAGAAAGAATTGATTGAAATGGCTGCAGACAGAGCTCCTTTTATTGACCAATCACAATCAATGAACATTTATATGGGTAATCCAACACTTTCAAAAATTTCATCATCTCACTTCTATGGTTGGGAAAAAGGATTAAAAACACTTTGTTACTATGTTAGAACAAAGGCAATTTCAACAGGAGCGAAACACTTGGCAATTGATACTTCAAAAATTACAAAGCCAATTGTAACACCTGAACCACCAAAGGTAGATTACTCACATTTAAATTTACCACCAAAACCTGAAAATAGTGAATTTGATTGTTTTGGATGTTCATCCTAATAATAATCCCGATATTGTATCGGGATTTTTTATTTCAAATAGTATTTATTAATATGTCTAATATTATACAAGAAGAAATTCAGAAAATAAAAAAAATGATGCTTTTGGAAGATTTAGTCCAAGAGGATGGTGTAAAAAAATTAAAACAAACTTTAGACATTTTAAAAAATAAGAAAAAAGTCTTATTGTTAAGTTGTTCAAACAGGTATAATTGGGATGATAAAAACATTGATACTCCTAAATCAAAAATACTTGCAATGTATTTGAATGAGGAACTTGGAGATAAATCAGTCTTTATTGATGTTCCCGAACTTAAAATATTTCCTTGTGAGGGTAATGTATCAAGAGAAGATGGGAATAGTTGTGGTCTTTTGAAAGCTTTACTTAAAGATGATAAAAAAAATCCTTCAGGATATCACAGATGTTGGGCTAGTTTAAATAATAAATCAGATGAACTTTGGAAAATATCTAAAGAACTATTTGAGTCAGATGCTGTCATATTTTTTAGTTCAGTAAGATGGGGACAAGCAAATATGTTTTATCAAAATCTAATTGAAAGATTAACTTGGATTGAGAATAGACATAATACTTTAGGTGAAAAAAATATAGTTGAAGGTATTGAAACAGGTTTTATTTGTGTTGGGCAAAACTGGAATGGTGAAAATGTAACTGAAACTCAAATGGAGGTTCACAAATTTTATGGATTTGAACCAAATAAAAAACTATATTGGAATTGGCAATACACAACAGATGTTAATGACGAAAGCAAATCTTCTTACAAAAAATCCCACAAAAAATTCATTGACGATATGGAACTATGAGGTTGGGTATTATAAGTATACCTCAAAACAAAAACCAATTGTGGATTGCTTAAATTACTATCCAATAAACGAGGTTATAACCGAGTATTTACTAAAACAAGAATTTGTGGAATTTGAATATGACAATCATATTCCAAAAACTATTGATGGTAAAATTATTGTTTTGATATAAATTTAATATTTTAGTATTTATTTGATATGGCAAACGGTAAAACATATGGTGTAACATTTCCATTTAGGGATTCATTTGATGGAAAGTATTTAGACCTAACAGATTATGAGGATGAAGAGATAAGAAGTTCTTTAATTCATTTACTTTTAACAAGAAAAGGGGCTAGATATTTTTTACCTGATTTTGGAACTAGACTATATGAATATATTTTTGAACCTTTGGACGGACCAACATTTAACCAAATTGAAGCTGAAATTAGAAATTCTGTTCAAACCTATATTCCAAATTTGCAAATAAATAATATTGCAGTTTATCCGGCAATTGATGATGAACCAGGTGGCTCCGAAGCGGTAAAAACTTTTGACATGCCGGGAAGAGCGTCTGTAGAATATACTGCAAAAGTTAGAATTGATTATACAATAACAAATAACGTATTTAATTCTAGTGACTTTATAATTATTAATTTATAAGAAATGGCAAACAAACAAATTTCATATACTACAAGGGATTTTCAAAGTATAAGAGCTGAACTTATAAATTTTACAAAAACTTATTATCCTGAGCTTGTCGCAAACTTTAATGATGCCGCAATATTCAGCGTTTTTATGGATTTAAATGCTGCGGTTACGGATAATCTACACTATCATATTGATAGAAGTTTACAAGAAACAGTCCTACAATATGCGCAACAAAGGTCATCAGTTTTTAATATTGCAAGAACATATGGGTTAAAAATTCCAGGACAAAGACCATCAGTTGCATTATGTGAGTTCTCAATTGTAGTACCAGTTCTTGGAGATAAGGAAGATATTAGATATTGTGGTATATTAAGAAGAGGTAGTCAAGTACAAGGTGCTGGACAAATCTTTGAACTAGTTAATGATATTGATTTTGCATCAGATTATAGTTCCGAAGGATATCCGAATAAGAAAAAAATTCCAAATTTTGATGCAAATAACCAACTTGTAAGTTATACAATAGTTAAACGAGAGGCGGTTGTTAACGGAATTACAAAAGTTTTTAGAAAAACAATTACAGATGCTGAATCTAGACCTTTCTATGAGGTATTTTTACCTGAGAAGAATGTGTTGGGAGTAACAAGTGTCCTATTAAAAGACGGTATTAATTATACAAATGTTCCTTCAGTCCAAGAATTTTTAGGAACAACTAATAGATGGTATGAAGTACAAGCTCTTGCCGAAGATAGGATTTTTGTAGAAGACCCTACAAAACCATCAGATACGCCTGGTATTAAAGTTGGTAAATATTTTCAAACAAATACAAGATTTATTACTGAATTTACCCCTGAAGGATTTTTAAAAATGACATTCGGAGGAGGTAATACATCTACTGATGAATTATTAAGAGAATTTGCAAGAAATGGAACACCATTAGATTTGGCAAAGTATCAAAATAATTTTTCTCTTGGGTCAGTTTTAAAGGCAAATTCAACCCTGTTCGTTCAATATAGAATTGGAGGCGGACTTGGAAGTAATTTAGGTGTAGGGGTTATTAAAAGTATTGGAACTGTTAATTTTGTAGTGACTGGACCAGTGAGTAATATTAATACTTCGGTGATTAATTCACTTTCTTGTATAAATGTGACTGCGGCAATTGGAGGGGCTAATATACCAACAACTGAGGAGGTTAGAAATTATACTACTTTTAATTTTGCTGCTCAAAATAGAGCAGTTACAATTAACGATTATGAGGCATTACTTCGTAAAATGCCGTCTAATTTTGGAGCACCAGCTAAAGTTGCAATATCAGAGGAAGATAATAAAATAAAAATAAGTGTACTTTCTTATGATACTAATGGTAAATTAATTCCTGTAATATCTGATACTTTAAAAAATAATATTGCAAATTATTTGTCAAATTATAGAATGATAAATGATTATATATTTGTTACTTCGGCAAATGTAATTGACCTAACTTTTGATATTTCATTAGTATTAGATGCAACACAAAATCAAGGGGTAGTAATATCAAATGTTATTGTTTTAGTTGAGAATTTTATGAGTCCTGTTAACAGAGAAATGGGACAAAATGTTAATATATCAGACATAAGAAGAATAATTCAATCTGAAAACGGAGTTATAGCAATATCGGATATATCAATATTCAATAACGTAGGAGGTCAGTATTCATCAAGTGAGACATCTCAAAGATATATTGATTCTGCAACTAGACAAATTGAATTAATTGATGATACAATTTTTGCTGAACCAACTCAAATATATCAGGTTAGATTTCCTGGACAAGATGTTAGAATAAGAGTTAAAAACCTATCAACGGTGAACTTCTCTTAATAGTCTTTCATTTATTTTTTTAAAATTTCACTTACACTATTTATAAAAAAAATAGTTATGCCCAATTCTTATAGAATAAGGACACAAGTAGGTGTTGATAAAGTTTTACAAGTAAATTTAGACCAAGATTACGATACATTAGAAGTACTTTCTATGGCAATTTTTCCAAATGATGTCTACACAAGGAATTGTGCAGACTTTGGAGTTGTGTGTGGTAGAGTGTTTGCAAATAAAGGATTAGGTTTAGTAAATGCTAGAGTTTCAATATTCATTCCGATTGACCAAATTGATGAAAGTGACCCAATAATCTCAACTTTATATCCCTATAAAGGATTTGAAGATTTTAATGAGGATGGTTATAAATATAATTTATTACCCTATTCGCCTTCTCATTCAGGACACGTGCCCGTTGGCACTTTCCCTGATAGAATTGATGCTCTTACCAACCCAAGTGTGATTGAAGTTTATGATAAGTATTATAAATTTACGGCAAAGACAAATGACGCTGGTGACTACATGATTTTTGGAATACCTGTTGGTGAATATAATTTATTCATGCAAGTTGACTTATCGGATATTGGAGAATTTTCGCTAACACCCCAAGATTTAGTAAGAATGGGACTTGCAACTGAAAATCAAATTGATGGAACTAAGTTTAAATTTTCTGAAAATTATAGTGAGTTACCTCAAATTGTCACTTTAAAAAAAATTGTTCAAATTGCACCATTTTATGGTCAAGATGGAATTTGCCAACATTACATAACACGAACTGATTTTGATATTACTTCAGAGGCAAATGTTGAAATTATACCAACTTCAGTTTTTATTGGTTCATTAATATCTGCAAAGGATAAGAAAAAATTAAAAAGAAGATGCCGAGTACCTTCTAAACAAGGATGGCTTTGTGATATGATATCAGGTCCTGGTCAAATTGAGGCAATTAGACATACAGTATTTAGCGATGACCAAGGATTCCCTGTTTTAGAACAATATAGACTCCAAAATGATGGTAAATTAATTGACGAAAATGGAGCTTGGATGGTAGAACTACCAATGAATTTAGACTACGTTTATACAGATGAAAATGGGCTTAGACAAATATCACCTGATGGCAGCGTTGGTGTACCAATAAGGGCTAGATACAGGTTTAAGATTAAATGGCAACAATCACCATCACTCAGAGAAGAAAATAAAAGAGCATATTTTTTAGTTCCAAATATTAAAGAACAAGGATGGGTAGATAATACCGACCCAAATTATTCTTTTTTTACCACACAAACTTTTACTCTTCCACACGTTACTCCGGCTAATAATGAACCACCTAGTTCAGGACCGTTTGATTATGTGTTACCTACGACAGATTATTATTATAATTTTCAAGATTCTGTTAATATTTCATCTTATGTTGTTCTAGTGGATGGAATAGAAAGACCCGACATGAAGGATACTATTCCTATGAATCTCCTTCAGTCAAGTGTTGTTGCAATAAGATATACATTAATTGACCCTTTATTGGATGCGACGTTTATCGTCCAAAGACTTGGAGAATCTGAGTTTAAAATGCAAAGTTCCTATGCTTTCAGTATTAGCTGGTCGGATTATGGAACACCTGATATGGTACAAGAGGCGGTTAATTGCGAAGACAGATTCTATGAATTTCAATATAACAAAGTTTATACTGTATCACAATTAATTGATAGATATTCAAATAGATATTTTCCACAAAAATCAATTCAAATTAAACACGTAACAGACAATAAATGCGAAGGGCAATTTAATACATTTCCTACTAATGATGTCTATTATAGATATGATTTTCTTTTTATAGCAATTAATTTTATATTGTCAATTTTCAAGCCGACTATGATTTCGCTTGTAATATTTCTTCACGTATTGGCATTTCTTTGGCCTGTATTCGCGGCAGTTCTTATTTTAGTATGGGGAATTCAACAACTAGTTTATGGCATATGTAGGTTACTTGAAAGAATAAATTTAAGAGATAAGCCATGTAATCAACCAAAACCATTAGCCGATTTATTAAAAAATCCTTTTAAGAATATTGCAGTACCTTTATTTTTATATACTGAAGACGGTTGCGAAAGATGTAGGTGTAAAGTTGATGACCAAGAATTAGATGAGGCAAATAATCAGGTATTGTATGATTTAGTAGTGAATCAAGAACAAATTGACTCTGTTAATGTATCTTATTTGGCGGATGTTGCTTTAATATCATCATATAATGTTTTAACAAATAATGCATATAGTACTTATACACCATCTTACATAAATAATGATTTACAATATGCCGATGCTGTAGGAGTAATGTTAGCCGGTAATGGAGCCAATGACTATAAAACCAGAAAACTTCCATTATGGAGAGGTAATATAAATGGTGTGAATACTACCATACTCTCAACTCAACTAACTTTTCCTGAAAGATTAAATTTATTTAATACCAAAGCTAAGTATTTTGACAATTTAACTGTAAATGAAGGTTCAGATAGTCAAGAAGATAGAGTATTTCGTAGCATAAGTCCAGGTAATACTGGATGGAATCAAGTTAAAGTAACATGGAATCCTGATGTTAATGACACCGATACCATATTTCACTTTGACAATTTAATAGTTCTACTTGTTGATAATACAGGATTCACTAAAGGAGATATATTAACATTCCAAAATCCAGATGATTCTTTAGACCCTAATGTGAATGTTGCATTAGGTAGAAAAAGTTATCCTGGAATTGCAACAGTGAGATATGCAAACCCAAATACCTCACAGCCTGATATCCCACTTAAAGTGACATTTTATGACATGACTGGGGCTTACCCAAATAATTCAGGGGTAGTTGGAATCGGGCCTGGCGGTGTAGTGTTGAGTCAATTACAGTCATCATCTGGAGATTTGGAAAGGTCATGTTATCCAATGGATATAGAGTATTTCCAAGTAATTAAAGAAATGTCTTATCAGGATTTTAGATACTATACAAATACTGCACCCCCAATTTCAGATAGTGATAAAAGGTTTTCGTTACCTTGGAGATTTTTAAGGTCAGACACTACACCATTAAAAACATCGGATACAATTATTAATGGAACACCGACTTTTGGTAATGGAATGGGAGTTTATAGAACTTACCAGGTAAACCCTGCCGAGCAAACTTGTTATGATGCTTGTTTTAGTGTAACAACTCATCCTGTTGGAAACTATGATGTTGTTAGGTCATTTACACCAAGTCCAAATGTTGAACCAATACCATTTGAGGATAGACCTGACCCTAATTTAAGAATCATTTTTTTGCAAAGAGGTGTTGACCCAAATGGTCCTGATATTAATATCAGATATGATTTAAGAAGATATTTTGGGTTAAATAATGCTTATAGTTTACCACCAACACTTGATTTGGGTTTACCACTTGGACCATCTTATGACATTACAGGGGAATGTATAGTTGAGGGAAGGTTTAAACCTAATCAACCAATATTACCGGGTGGAGATGAAAATATTGGATTTGACGCTGCAAATTCTACTGGATGGTTAATGGAAGGAAAGATTACAAGTTATGGAATTAATGGAAGACCAAATATAGATAGTAATTATCAATTTAAGGCGGTTCTTTCTGAAAATCAAATTATTAATCCTTTTGATACTGATTCAATATCCCCATTAATGGAATCGGAACAAGATTATATAGATGATTATGACTTGTTTAATAATCCATATTTAACACCAATTAACGATGGGAATTATAGTATAAGGGTTTTCGCGAAATGGGTTGGAACTGTTGACAATCAAATCCACGCATTATCATTTATATTGAAAGATTATACTGATGGAACTGAAGAAATTTTGGATGAAGTTGACGGTAGTGTAGTTGTATCTTATTATGACCGTACTTTTGATTTACTTTTAAAAGGAGGGCATCAATATAGGTTAATGGCTTCAAATAATACATCTGGAACTATTACATTTTTTGCTGACGAATTACAGTGGGTTACGGAGAATACATTTGGACTTAAATTACCAAAACACAATGAAATACAGAATAATTATAACTTAACAAATAGAGGAACCATATTTTTTCCAAGTCAATTCTTTAAATACGAATCAACGGAATTTACAGGATTTACTACCACTATGCCAACATATTATTCGGCACTAGATGAAGATACTGTATATTTTTCATCAACTCAAGACCATAGATGGAGACCGTATGGGGGAGCCACAATTTCACCTAATTTTATTGACAATACCAATAGTTTTGGAAATCCGATAGGAATAAAAGGTAATTATGGGGATTTAATTAGAAATGTGTACACACAGGTATTAGTACCCAAAAATCCTTCTTCTGATGGATTTAGAATTCCATGTTCTTTTAGTTACCTACAAGGAAGTAATATGCCATTAACTTGTGGCAACGAGCCATCAGTTGCAATTTCAACAGATAATTCACATGGATGTGATTGTAATGAACAAAATCAAGATAGAGTGTGTGCGGGATGTTGTAGATATAGGGTAGAGATGAGAAACAAACTACATGTTTATCATGATTATTATTATGCGTCATCTGCAAATGAGGTTGGTTCATATTGGGGTCTAGAATATGTTGAAGGTGGTTCTGCAATGGGGGGTAATTTTACTTTAGATAGGGACTATTCACAAAATTTATATGGTGATACGGTTAATTGTGTTTACAGTGACCCCTCCGGACAAGGAATTTTCAGTGATAATAATGACCCAACATGGGCCGGTGGAGGAGGAAATTGTACGGACTGTGATAGTCTCAATGGGGGTAATCACATTAGATTAATTGACGTAAGTTTTAACACTCAGTACCTATCTCCAGTTTATGCTGTATTTCCTAATGCCGACCCAGACCCTGGATTTCAGCAATACTTTAATTCAATTGAAGAAGCTAGAAAATATTGGTACGTCAATCCAAATCATACTATTGAAATTAATAATGCTTATAGAAATGTATTTAGAACTGATAGATTACCAAGCTCAGACACGCCTCAAACTGACAATAATGGTAATGGATATTTGTTGCATCAAAACAATGGGTTTTCAATCTATAGAGTTGCAAGCGGATGTACTTTTCAGCAATTAGGAGGAGGTGTTATAGAAACGCCACCTATTAGTGACGTAACTTATAATGATTTACCTGGCGGGGAAGATAGCCCAATAGCAAATGTTGCAAGGTCTCTTAGTGAGTGTTATTATGCAGTTGACTTAAATAGTTATTATACTGACTCCGATAATAATCCTATGATTTATGATGAAGGGGGTAGAGGTTATAGTAGGCAAGATGCTGATGTAGGAGCGGATTGGATTTGGTTTAGAAGGAATAGAGGATGTTATAATTTTGTATCAAAACCACTTGCATCACTATTCCCACACCCAATACCAGGTGACCCGGAAGGTAAATTTTATTGGGATATTGCATCTATTATTGAATGGATACAAAGATTAAAATTAACATTTGCCCAATGTTTTGAAATCTTCTCACATACGTTTTCAAATAACTGGATAAATGGAACGTTATATGCATTTCCTTTCCAAAACCAAACAATTTTTGACGACCAAAATTTACCAATTAGAAGATTTTGTAGAGATGTAATATACTTTCATAATCCATTAAACAATTATTATTATAGAAGTAGTCCATGGAATGGTACTGACTTTGTTGGTAGACCAATGACAGAAAATGATGATAGAGGTAATAAAAGGAATCTATTATATCCGACAACTATTATGGATATGGGACCAAAAAATTCATATATACAAGAACTTGTATATTCTGACGAATATGATGGATATATTGTTAATAGAATACCCAGCACGACATACCAAGATACCACAGATTTGTTGAATCTTTTTGTGTTGAGCCGTCTTATAGATGCTAACTTTTTACAATTATTAATACCATTACCTGTGGACGAAGGTGGTAATGAGGAAGGTTCTGATGACCCATCTATTGGAGCTATGTTTGCAAATCTTAGATGGAAAAATGGAGAAGTTTATGCATTAAATCTTTTACCTGGACTTATTGATGCGGACTACGCTCAGATGATATCCATAAATTCTGAGTTTGGAGTTAACGAATATTCTCCTGAGACATATACAAACAATGACATATTTTTTGGTAAAGATGAAGGTGTGCCTGGGCAACCATTCATATTAGGATTTAATAAAGGTGGAGTCCAAAGAATAACCCGTTCTAACAGACCAGTATTTGCAATATATATGAGCGGGGACAATCAATTAAGAGATTATATAACTCCAAGAAGAACAATATGGGATGACCACGCTAATTTTGGGGCAATAGTTGATTCTAATTTTACAGATATAGGAACTAAAAGTCAGGTGGTTCCATTCTATCAATGGAATGTGTTCCATGATAGAGCTCTAGACCCAAGCGTGTTTGGGTATCAATCAAACAATTTTATTACAGAATTTGATTCTAATGAATACACAAATAGTGCAACATTTCCTAATGGATTTTTTAATCACAAATACCAAACTTTAGACAGGTTAAATTCTGATTCTGAATATTTTATACCTGATGGGAATGATACTTTTTATTATAAAGGTTATCTTATTAATTATGAAATTGTTCTAGACTCAAGTGGTAATCCGGTAGTTGACCAATATAATAATCCTATAAGAGTGGCCACATATAAAGCCCCACAAAATACTAATAACAGATATACTTTTGGGGCTCCATTTCATTTTTATTTTGGATTAGTACAAGGCGGAACCGCAATGGACCTATTTATACAGAAATACGTTGATACAAATATAGTTTATGAGTGATTTAGGTAAGATAGAATTTGTTAAAGGTAGTTTGAGATATAAACAAGCTCCCGAGAAATCAATACAACTTTCAATACCTTTAGGTGGTAAACTTAAAGAATTGGATGAGTATAATAGAACTGTTAGTATAAATTTAGCTCAAGTTTATGACGATGAAAGACAAAAATCAACTTTGTTTTTACCATCATGTAAATTCCAACTAATTTTCTCTAACGCATTATCAGGCGTTTCCCAAACTCCTGATAATCCATATGGACCGTTTAATAATAATTTATATTACATAAATGCCGAACAATATAAAAAACTACAAGTACAAAATAACGATGCTGTGATACCATGGGGAGGTTTACCACAATACAATGAATTTAATTTTATAAGAACTGATTTAAATGTTGACGGATATACATCGGGATTGAGCAAACATATTAATGGACAGGCACAACTTGCCTCATATTATAATTGGTTTTTTTATATTACCTACGCCGCTGAAAGTAATAATTTAAAAACTTTACAATATCAGTTTGGTGATGGGCAAACAATTACATGGCAACCAATAAATGGTATACCTTTTATAATGAATAAAATAAATGTAGATGGTAAGACATTTTGGCAATTTACTTGTCCATTTAAACATAATTTACAGGTTGGTGAATATGTTTATTTACCAAGTGTTACAGTCGTTAACGCATCATCTACGGTACAAGCAAATAGAAATAGATTTGAGGTGTATAGTTTAGGTAATGGTTTCTATGGTTCCGAGGAAACTATTTTTAATATTTTAGATATTAATTTTTATGAAACCTCAGTATCATTTTTTGAATCAAAAACTGGATTGTTTTTTAGAATTGTTGATATTGATAACCCTACTGAATCACAATCAAAATATTATGTAAGGCGACATAAAGTTTTAACAAGATATACTGACGCGATAATAACTAATTCTGGATTTGAACAAAACGCATTTAGAACTGTTAAAAAATGGGAAAGTGCTGATTTAACACCAAATCAAAAATCAAGAATTTCAGTAAAAGAGGATTCACAATCTTATAACGTTTCATTTAACAACACCATTAACATAAATGGATTAAGAGATAATTTAAATAGACCATTAACTGAGTTATTTTTTACTGTAACAAACAGAGGATTTTTTGGATATTTTAATCCCCAAACCAATCAAGGTAATGCATTAAAAGAAGGATGGAAATTTAATATTTCAAATGTGACAACTGCTTGGTGGGAAAGAGCAAATATTAACTCAAATACCACAATACCTGCTGATAATTTTGGAAGTAATGGAAGAACTTTTTATAGAAATAGATTTTTAAATCCAAATCAATTTATTAATGGTGATTTATGTGAATGGAATGACCTAACCCAAAGGGAAACTGTATTATCGGATTGTTATCACAAATTTGTTTTTAATCCTGAAGTTTTCAATATAAACACAAGTGTTACTAATCCTTTAGGATATTATTATAAACCTTTTTTTAGTATGAAGATAAAAGATTTTTCAGATTACGTAGAAGAGGGCTCAAAAGAAACTACTGACGGGATACCAGATTATGCTTTTTATTCTAATTATAATAATACGTTTTATTGGAGAGATTTATATCCATATGGATTTATTGACTCAGATGGAAATGGTACCAATTTTCCATTTATGAATGGAAGACATTATCCGTATGACAATTTTATTTTTAGAATAATACCTGAAGGAACCAACATTTCAATAAACACAGTAGCAGTACAAGACCCAATAGTAGATGGATGTGAATAAAATTAAAATATTAGATACTGACTTAACTAAAGGAATTGTAGTTCCAATTGGAATGAATTGGGATTTTTTAGACAGAGAGTCTTCAATTTTAGATGAGCAGCAAAACATAGTTGACCAAGTTATTGGCCAACCAACCAACTATGAGTTATCAAGATTCTCACATGACGCAACTGGGCAAGGATTTAGTAGGTTAACTTATAGATTTAATTTTGCTTCAACTATAGAGGGTCCATGGGAGAATAGTTATTTATCTAAATTCACTGACACTCAAGTTAGATATGCGACCGACGCATTTAATAAATCCTTTTTTAAATTGGATTTTTATAACTCAATGGACCCAAAAACACAAAAAAATTATCTGACAGTTATTCTCCCAACAAGGATGAGCACAAGTATTCTTGAGTCTACATGTACTGAATATTTTTTTACTTTTTTAATGGATGGTAAATTAACTTATACTGATTGTTGTAATAATGAAAAAATATTAAATGTTATTCCTGGAATACCAGGACTGTCCCCAACAAGAAGAATTTGTGTTAAATTAGGGACACAGGCAGTTTTTAGTTATTTGGATTTAGACAGAGATGGACTACTTTATATAAGATATTTTATAACAGTAGATTTTCCAAATGGAAGTGGAGGAAAATTTGCAATCTCAGAAATAGGACCTTGTTCATGTGATACAGGACTTCCATCAACTGAATCAACATCAAGACCACTTGTTACTCCTACAATACTATTAGACCATACTGGAAATAAAGAAGGGTTTTATCTTCATTGGTTTGAAGATGTTACAGTAACTAATATTACAACTTTTTATATGACAGCTAAGTTTTTTAACGCGGCTACAGGTCAGTATATAAAATTTATAAATGAACCACAAACTAGCTATTCAAATTTATATAGAATACCAAATAAAGATTTCTATTATATTGTTAATTTGGATTATAACGCAAAAACTTATCAAATCATAAGCACCCAAACAGATAATGCTACTGACGAAATAACTTGGGCTGAATATATTAACCCTCCTATTGGATAATGGAAACTTTTAAAATTAAAATATCACCTGAAGTTTTAAGAAACGAACTTACGACTCAAACTTATAGTGGAAATACTTTTGGTTATTACAGCGGATTGTCTTATGTTCTAAGTTCAGGTACTGTTAATTTGGGTACTTGGAGAAGTGGTAATCCCGCAGATAAAGGAAATTTAGGTGCCGATTACCCACTTTCACTTAATTCTGAATATTTTTATATCTGTAAAACGGCAAGTACCAATTTTAATTGGTCTAATTATTTATTAAACGTAAAAACAGGTTCCACAATATCCTTTATATATGAAAATCTTAAATTTGAATTATTAACCACTGGAATACCTATTAGTGCAAATAAGTGGGTCACTTTCCCAATTAGTGCCGTCACAGTACCAACAATATTACCTAATTTTAGAAATGTTGAATTATCAATAACCCAACCCGACACATCTCAATTAATAGATTTATCAATACCTATTTTACTTAAACAGGATTATGAAGATATAGGATATTATTCACCATTTGACGGATATATCTCTCAACTTTTTGAAGATGTTAATTTTACTTTTACCGCAAGTACTGCGGCTCCTTTTGATGTTTTAATATACAATACATCTAAGAGTGGAACAACTTATTTAAAGAATACAACATACCGAGTTGATTGGGGGGATTTTACACCTATTGAAAATGTTGAGGTGTATATTCCAGAGTCCGTACTTCATTCTTATGTTGATATTGGAGTTAATACTGGTTATACAATATCTCTTACAGGATATACGACGATTGGTTTGTATGTTATTAGGAAAAATATACAAATACCATTTGTAGATATTCCTAATACTAACCCTTATGGTACAATATCATTTATATCTAATAATAATTCTTGGTCAGCAACTCCATCCTCTCAGAATTTTATAGGAATAATGGATTCTGAGAATACTATAGAGGCACAATCTAGTTGGAATTTTGTAGACGTTCCATATATTGTTTCAGGATTTACTCAGTCTAGACTTGAAGAATTAAAAGTTTATGGAACAAATCCATATATTAATGATTTGGTAATTAATTTGCCTGATGGTACTACAGGAGTAGTCAATTCGCAAAGTCCTGAGTATACAGGATATACAATTAACAATCAGAGCTATATTGATTTTTCTGCTGGAACTAGTGTATTTGTTGCTCAATCATATGGATTCTCAGAAGTTAATATAACTGCAACAACAATTACTAAATTGGAATATCTAATGAATGTAATTGAGCAGCCAATAATCCAATCAAATGTATTTATTGAAAGAGGAAAAATATCAGGAATGGAGAATTTTAGGAGAATTGGTGAAGTTAATAATACGGGTTCATTAAAAACTTATGGCTATAAGTTTTTTGATGTTAGAAATTATAATGATATTTAATAAATTTTAAAAAGAAAAAGTGTGGCAACAGGAAATTATGGAATAGTAAGACCGGCAGATGTAAGTCCGGAAGATGTGGACATAATATTACATTACGTACCATCAAGAGACCAAAGCTCGGATTTTAGTTTAACAAGATTAGACTCACAGCAATATTTAAGACCTTATTATAGTAATGCTAATATAGGTGGTGGTGATACCGAATTATTGGGCGGATTATATAATTTAACATTGCCTGCTGACCAGTTTAACGCACTTGGAATATATACACTATATTTTAGACCCTCTCAAATTAGAACTAAGATTAATGATTGTGGAGTATTATCCTCCTCACCAAATATTAAAGGAATTATTATAAATTTACAAGATGTCCCCTCAAACTATAGAAATAAATTTATAAACCAAGGACTTGCAGGATTTAGAATAGAATATTTAAATGACGACGGAACAAAAATCCCTAATTTTTATAGAATTGTAACATCATCATTTTATTGTGAACCAGTTACCCAAAACTTAACCAATACATTACAAAAAGCCGTAAGATATAGATATTCAGAAGGTACTACTAATTTGATGTTCTTAACTCTCACTCCTTCATCATCACCAACTACAAAACCAAATGCGACACCATTTATTGGTAATCCAAATCAAAATATTATCATAACCAATACTTTCTTTAATCCAACAATAGTTGAAGTTGAAATTGTTGAGCACGACGCATCCACTCTTGCTATTGCTCTTTACGGTAATCAGACCAAATCAATTGAAGACGGTATTTACACTCTATATGACTCAAATAACAACATTTACAGACAATATAACCTTTATGTTATACGTGACCAATTTAATGAATTGTTATATGAAGTTAGACAAGACAGAATTAACAATATTGATTTCAGTAAAAATTTCCAAAACATAATAACAATACAGTAAGATGTCATATACTTGTCCTCCTCAGAAACGATTATCTGAAAGTAGTATTTTTGATAATATAGTCGGATTACAAGTAATCCAAGGGGGAGGACTTACGCAAGGTAATTTCCAGCTGACAACATCTACAACTGAAAAAAGTAATAGATTTTTTGATACTGGAAAATTCTCACAACCTTATACTTTAGACAATTTAAGTATATTATCAACTGTACAAGCTAAAGTAATTAATGAAGTTAATTTTAGAATATTTCCTAATTTTGATGAAACTAATGTTTTAAATTTTGTCGCTTACGGACCTTTAAGTAAAAGATTTTCAGCCGCGGTTTTAAATATCATTAACCACTTCCCAGCGGCTATAGAATCTTCACAAATAAGACTTGATTATACTACAGGTAATACTGCATTTAATATTAGTTATGATTCTTCTGAGGATTTTACTTTTTTACAATTAGACGCCTCAACAGTCAAAAATCCTTTTTCAGTTGATTTTTCAAAAAGAGCGTCAATAAATTTATCATCATTAGAGTTTGAAGTATCTAAATACAGAAATTTTACGTCATATTATACAAGTTATATATTAGATACGCCAAATGGTAATTTTAGTGTGGTGGATATGACAGGAACTACTTCGGTAACTGCCGGAACCCTATCAATATTAGTTAAAGGAAATCCATTTAGCGGGGCCACAAGTACAAGACAATTACTGGTAATTAGACCAAATGATTTTACAGTTAATGAAGTTTTTAATTTAGAACTTGATGAGGTAGAAGAATTATTACTTAATAGGACTTCATATCCAATTTATACATCCGAATTTCAAGTTAAAACAGAATCATCCGACGGAAATGATTTCATTAAATACCAAGCCGTGACTTGGCCACTTGATGGTTCGTGGAATATTGATATTAAAACACCGGCATTTACAAAGTATCTCCAAAGTTTGGATGAGATAGGAAAGAGTTATGATTTAAATCAAACTGATTTACTATCTAGATTTTATACTACAGAATCATTAAAGGAATTTGATACGATTGACGGTAAAGTTAATAAGACATTAAAAATATATGGAAGAAGTTTTGATGAAAGTAAAAAATATGCCGATTCAATCTCTCACATGGTTTCAGTTAATTATAATGTTGGTGACGATGTTCCATCAAAATTATTAACAAATGTTGCGGAAACTTTAGGGTGGAAGACAAATATATCCCCTGTACAAAGCGATGGATTCTTATCTACACTGTACCAACAAAATTCTAGTAATTTTCTTGGACTCTCAAGTGGAGTTTCCACTGATGAATTAAATTATCAGTATTATAGAAACCTAATATTAAATTCGGCTTATCTGTTCAAGTCAAAAGGAACAAGAAGAGCTGTAGAATTTTTAATGAATAATATAGGTGCTCCTGAGGCTCTTTTTGAATTTAATGAACATGTTTATTTAGCTGGAGGAAAATATCCTATTTCTAATTTTAATGCATTATATACGACAATTACGGGAGGAACTTTTACAAGTTCTTTACCAGCGTTAGACCCAAATAATACCTATAGATTTAATGGTGCCCCCTACACGGCTTTTACATCTTCAACATCAATAGTTGATGTTACTTTAACAAGGGAAGATTATCCTATAGATTCAGAGGGGTATCCCAAAGTACCGCAAGACAATGATAGTTTTTATTTCCAAAAAGGTTCTGGATGGTTTGAGTCCACCCCACAACACAGAAGTCCCGAGATAATAGACTCAACTGGAAGTGTTTTTACAGGTAATAGTCCATCAGTTCAGACCTCACTTGAACCTTTTAGTTATGGTGAAAAATATTTAAATAGATTTAGATATTTTCCTTATTTAGGTGATGGATTTGAATTACAAAAAACAATTGATAATAAAAAATCTTGGATTGATGGGCAATTTTTAAGAAAAAATTCCGCAGGTAACTTTGACGCTTACTACCAAGTTGCTGATGATAGATTATTATTAAATGTAAAAAATGTTGATTTATTTTTAAATCCGGCTCAAGCATTGGTATATGATGTATGGTATATGTCTAATACACAAAACTACCCAATTCCATATAGTGGTATTACAAAATTACCTGAAACAGAAAATCCATTCATATTTGAAAATTATGACTCAACCGTTATTAATCCAAAACCACAGATAAAAGATTTTTTTGAATTTAAGGAAACGTTTTGGAGAAATATGATTAACGTTAGACACAGACAAGAAGCCTCTGACGGTAAAACTGGAGGATACCCAACTCTTCAGAACATTTACTACAAATATCTTACAATGTACAATGATGTTGGTATTGAGAATAATAATTTTTCATATTCGGCAATGACCAAATACATTAATGGTATTGGTGATTTTTGGATTAGACTTGTTGAGCAATTTATACCGGCAAGTACTATTTGGAATACAGGAACTAGAATAGAAAATTCAATATTCCATAGACAAAAGTTTGTATATAGAATGCAAAGAGGATGTTTACCCGTAGATTTTAATATACTTGGACCACAGGTATTTGGAGGATTTGCCCCAAATGACTGTAACACCACTGATGTTACAGTTAATTTAACTTACGATTCAAACGAGATACAATTCCAAATAGGTGCAATTTTAAATCAAGTTGATTGTGGAAATACTTTACCATTTGTAATATCACTACAGTATGGATTTGAGCTAATTATTGTAAAAAATTCTCAAACTTATACATTGCAATATAGTAATCCTTCAGTTTACCAAGGGTCTAATTATATTATTAATAGTACTGATTGGAATGATTTTATATTACAAGGTATCGGATTTCTAATGGATGAGTTTACAAATATTAGTGTTACTGCTAATTATGAAAATAATATACTTACATTACAGTCACAAGATTGTATTCAGATACAATCTATAGATTTTAATTTACAATTTATAAACGTTCAATTTGGTTGTCTTTAATAAATGGGTTTAATTAATTATAGTTATATATTAACTGGAGATTGTGGTAACACTTCGTCAGGTGCAATTTCTTTAAGTTTTACTGCGACTTCACCACCTGTCTATATAACGTGGACTAATCCTATTTCAGGATTAACATTTTCATCTCAAACCTTAACTGAAAGTCCTTATTTTGTTAATGGATTAAGTGGAGGGAGTTATAGTTTCACATTAACCGATACTGATAACCCTTCTGGACAACAAGGTGTTAATTTTTTTGTAACAACATCAAGTACTATAAATGTTAATACTGTAACTGATTGTAATTGTGGACAACCAAATGGGATAATTTTATTTAGTAGCCCCCAAGTCTATGGTAGTAGTAAATTTACGTTATATGACATCAATAATAATTTTGTAAAAAGTGCCACAACTACAAATTCTACTTTTGCATTTTCTAGTTTATTTCCAAATTTATATTATGCGACTTTGGAAGATTCTGGAGGTTGCATCGGGACAAGTGAGGTTGTTATAGTTAAAGATAGTCTAACCTTTGATTTTGGTTTATATACTGTAGATAGCCCATTTTGTCAAGCCGGAAGAGGTCAGATACACGTAACAGGAATGACAGGAGTACCACCATATACCTATCAATGGACAAGAAATATTCCTTCAACATACAATGTAACAACAAGCTCAACAACTTTAAGTGTTACAGGATTAACTTCTGGAAGTTATGGTGTAACTATAACTGATGCCTCAGGGTGTCAAAAAACAGTTAATACTGTTGTTAATCCATCACCACAATTAGGATTAATAAATTATGTTGCCCAAAGCCCTTCATGTTTTAATGGTAACGGAGCACTAACTTTTAGTTTTTCAGGAGGAGCGGCTCCATATTATTATCTTTTAAGTAATGGTGACTATCAAATAATATTATCTAACCAAGTTACTTTTACTGGATTAAGTTCAGGTAACTATACTTTAAATGTTACTGATTCGGCACTTTGTACTACAACTACTAATGCAACATTACTTTCGCCAAACACATTTACTGTATTAAGTACTTATAAAAATGATGCAAATTGTATTAGATTAGGTACAATTACTGTAAATTTAGAAGGTGGTACTTCTCCTTATTTTTATAGTTTATCTGGAAGTAATGGAACTTTAATTAATCAAAATTCACTTATAAAATCCACCAGTTTTCCTTCTTTAAGTCCCGGAGATTATTATTTATCAATAAGAGACAGTAAAAGTGCTTGTACGTACACTGAAAACATTACAATTGAAAATTTATATAATTTTGATATTACAACATCAGCAACTTCTACAAACTGCGGAGGAAGTGATGGAACCGTAACCGTAACCACCTCAAATCCATCAAGAGATGACTTACAATTCACATATTCATTATCTAATGGGATGACATCCACTCAAACAACTACAGCTAGTTATACTTTCTCATCATTATCATCAGGATTTTACACACTTTCAGTTACAGACCAATTCGGATGTATTAGAACGGAAAATATTTATATACAACCTTCCGAATTAGTTTCAGTACTTCTTTACCCAACAAGTTGCAATGAAGGTAGTTCTGGAACAATCACTGCGTTAATAAAAGACGCTGACGGGCCTTTTGATTTAACTTGGAGTGAAAATGTTAATGGACAAACAGGAATTTTTGTTACAGGATTAACCGCTGGAACCTACACACTTACAATATCTAACAATCAAGGATGTGTACAATCAACAAACACAACTGTTTCTTGTAATCCTTTAAGTGCGTCAAACTATACTGTAAAATTTAAAAACGGAAATATTAATAATATTCAGTCTAGCAAATTTACATTAAAAAATATGATGTATTCAGGATATACATCATTAGTCTCAAATGCAACAAATTGCTCTTTAAGTAGTGCCACTTTTTCATTTAAAGTGAATATTGCAGGAATTGATTATCAGTTTCCTTTTTATTTTACTCAGTCATTTAATAATATTCCCGATTTAGGATATTTTGCAAGTACAATTGAAAGTGCTGTTTTAACCATACCAAATATAGTAAGTTGTATTGTTGACGCTAATACAAATGCCATAAGTATAGTTTCATCAGAGTCTGGAGGATATAGGGATGAAACTATAAGTTTTACAATTATTATAGATTTTAAAATTAATTGTACTTCAGTTAATGGAGTGATATGCACACCTTAATAAGTGCACCGGAGTATTAAGATATGTAAGTTCAAAGTATTTAATAGTATAGATGAGTCAAGTTACTATAAATACCATTAGTGGTCAGTCACCTTATGTAATTTATATATGTGATGGATTTGGGTTAAACTGTAAACAAGTTTATTCTGGTTCAACAACAGTTCCCCCACCCCTAACTTTTGATTTACCATCAGAATTAACGCATAGTCCAACAGTAATTGTAAGGATTATTGACGCTTTAGGATGTCAAGAAGACCAATCTTTTAGTTGTATAACCCCAACACCAACAAATACCCAAACCCTAACACCAAGTATTACCCCAACTATTACGCCTTCAAATACTGTAACCCCAAGCATAACACCAAGTTATGTTGCCCCCACCCCAACACCAACACCAAGTATTACGTCAACAATTACTCCAACACCTTCAATTACTCCTTCTACTACTCCACAGCCACAACAAGTTGCATTAATTATTGTTGAACCTTTTTCTGCCTCAACTGGTATTGGTCAATATATGAATAGTGTCGGCAGTAAGTTTAAAGGGTTTACAAACGGAACCTCACCTTCAACTAGCTCAACGACATTTAATATTGAGATGAATAATTACTTGAATTTTAGCGGTTGGTCTAACAATGAAATGTATTGGATTGGAATTGGTATCTCAACATCCTCATCAGGTTTTGATGGTGCTGGAAATCCAAGATTACTAAATAATTTTTATACTACAGGGATAATGCAAAACTCATTGGGTGACAAAGCTTGGTATACAATTATGATACCAACAGCTCAAACTCAAGGGTATATACAGAAACAAATAGGGATAAGCCAAGGGGACTCCCATTCTTTTACAAATGTATATCCTGATTCATTTATTTATTCAAATACTTTTACATATTCTGGGTACAATTTTAACAGAACAACTTACAGAGTTTACACAACATTCCCATCAACCGAGTTTCTTTTAGATAATACACAATATCCCATAACCTTTAAAGGCATATGGGTAGGATTATAAACTATGTCACAATTACCATATAAAAATCCAATAAGTCCAGTACAAACTGTAGGAACTCCTTCAGTATCTAATACTGCATTATATGGAACCCATTTTAGTATTTATGGTGTTGGTGGTTTTATGGAGGTTTATAATGTGTCGGACCTTTATTACACTGTACCATCAGGAACTTATGGAACAATAGAGTATAGTGGTAATACGATACCTATTAATTTTTCTAAAGGGAGTGGTACTACCTTTTCTGTTGATACATTAATTCTTAATTCTGATAACATTTCATCAGGTAGAAGAAGACTTGGAATGCTTGCCTATGTTTACGAGACTGACCAAATATATCAGTTTAATATTGATAATTATGATAGTTTGTGGGCATCGGCAACGGCTTCAACTGGAACTGTTATAACAAATCAATTTGGGACAATTGTAAGAGCTGACTCGTCTGAAAATACTAGTTTTATTTCATATTGGACTTCAAATGCTGTTGAAGGAATAAGTGGTGCCACAAGCTCAACTGCGGTTTGGAAAAAACTTGCAACAGGTGGAGGAGGTGGAGGAAGCGGAATAACAGGAGGAACCTTCAACATCAACACAGGTGACCTTAACCTTAATTCAACAGGCGGAACAATAACTATACCTGGATTTTTATATGGTTCGGGTACAACCAATACAATTCCAAAATATCAAACATCAGATGGGTTTACAGATAGCCAAATATTTGATAATGGAACTTCAGTTGGTATTGGAACCACATCTCCTGACTCAAGTGCAATACTTGATTTAAGTGCGACAACCAAAGGGTTTTTACCCCCAAGAATGACCGAGACAGAGAGACTTGCAATCGTATCTCCAACAATTGGACTTATGGTTTACCAAACAGATGAACCCGATGGAGTATATGTTTATAAAGCTTCAGGTTGGATTCAGATGATATGATACTTCTTACTATTTATATGTAAGATAATTTTCTTAAAATTTTATAATGTCAGACATTTCAAGCCAGTTAATTAAAGATAGTTACAATTATGTTTTACAATCTGACTTATCAACTGGAGTAGTATATAGAATTGGAGGAACAATTCCTGTTAACCCTATTTTCCAATCGGGACTTACGGTTAATAGCGGTTTCACGTATTCAAATGGAACTGAAGGTGTTGGATATGCTCTTTTAACTGATGGAACAGGTTATGCTTATTGGGCTCCTGTATCTGCGGCAACTCCTTCTTCAGGTGTTACAAGTGTAACGGCAACAAATGGATTATCAGGTAATGTTACAACAGGTGCGGTTACAATAGTTAATACGGCACCTGACCAAACCGTAACTATAAGTGGTGGAACAGGTATAACAACAGGAGGAACATACCCAAACTTTACAATAGTAAACTCGGCTCCAGATAGAACTGTTACAATTTCAGGAGGTACAGGTATAACGACAGGTGGAACATATCCAAACTTCACATTAGTTAACTCGGCTCCTGATAGAACGGTAACTATTACAGGTGGAACAAGTATTCAAATTACAGGAACTTATCCCGACTTTGGTGTAAATTATACAGGGGCGACTACAATACAAGGTATCACGGGGATAACTGGAACTAGCGGAGTATCGGCAAGCACAACTGATTATGTTACAACAATAATTAACACCGCGCCTGACCAAATTGTGACAATTAGTGGGGGTACGGGAATTACAACTGGAGGGACATATCCAAACTTTACATTAGTTAACTCATTACCTGATAGAACAGTTACAATTACAGGTGGAACCAATATTCAAATCACAGGAACATATCCTGATTTTGGTGTAAACTTTACGGGAACAACAACAGGAGGAACCGTTAGTGGTGATTATCTTCCATTAAGTGGGGGAACTGTAACAGGAGGAACAATATTCCAAAGCGGATTAACAGCAAATACATTTTATTCTTCAGGTCAAGTTGGTGTTGGAACATCAAATCCAAACGCTGCTGCTATTATAGAAATAGCATCAACAACTCAAGGTGTTTTATTTCCAAGAATGACAAAGGTACAAAGAGATGCAATTACTTCTACACCTATTGGACTTATGCTTTTTGTAACTGACGATAATGAAGGTTTGTATATTTATAAAACAAGTGGATGGGTTCAAATAATTTAAGAAATGGCGAATAACGGAATATATTATAGTTCAGGTAATACTTTAAATTTTACAACAAACAACACAACTTGGGCAACGCTTACAAGTGGTGGAACATTTGTAATGAATACTGTATCGGGTGGAACTTATTTGAATTTACCATCCACAACATTTACAGGAGGAACTGTAACAGGTGCAACTAATTTTACAGGAGGTTTAACCGCAAACACAATATCTGCAACAACATATTATAACTTACCATATTCAGGCACTGTTAATGGTGGGGGAACAACAAATTATGTTTCTAAATGGACGGGGTCAACAGGTCTTGGTGATAGTCAAATATATGATAACGGAACTTTTGTTGGTATTGGGGCCACCGCTCAAACTTATAGTGAAATATTAAAAGTATCAGGTAACGGAGGTATTGTAAGTAATTCGTATACATTTGTAGGCCACACTAAAAATAGTTTAGCGATTGCTGATGGTAATTATATTAATTGGCAAAGTGGTGGTAATGAAATTGCAATAGGCTCAGGTCAACCTTTAATAAATAGTACGGGTACCTACAATATCGCAATTGGTTATGACGCATTAAATAAAAACACCTCTGGATTTGATAATGTTGCCATAGGTAATACTTCCTTAGATGATAACACTTCAGGAGTTGAAAACGTCGGTATCGGTCACGGCACATTATCCAGCAACCAAGCAGGCCAAGGAAATGTTTCATTAGGATATCATGCGGGGTCTGGAATTACTTCAGGAAGTTATAATGTTTTTTTAGGGTACAAAGCCGGAGGTAATGAAACAACTGGAAATAATAGATTATTTATCGCAAACACATACGAAAAAACTTTAATTTACGGAGAGTTTGATAATAATAAAGTCGGTATAAATACAACAACACCAATAGCCGATTTAGATGTTAGTGGTAATACTAGAATTGAGGGTTCGTTAACTGCAAATACAATATCTGCAACAACTTATTATAACTTACCTTATTCGGGTACCGTCAATGGAGGAGGGACAACAAACTTTGTCTCAAAATGGACAGGGTCAACAGAACTAGGTGATAGTCAAATATATGATGACGGAACTCAAGTTTATATAGGTAGTCAAATTTTAAATTCGCTTTTTAGTGTTGCAGGTACAATAGGAGTTAATGAGTTTCAAATACAGGCAACTGCGAATAGTTTAGCAATAACTAGTGCGGATTTTTCTTCTTGGGGAACTGGAGGTGGTGAAATTGCTATTGGTTCTGGAGGCCCGTTATACGCAAGTATCGGTGCGGGCAATGTTGCGATAGGTCAAGATTCCTCAAAGTATAACACCGAAGGTGATGATAATGTTGCAATTGGAAAAAGGTCTTTATATTCAAATGATACAGGAGATGGTAATGTTGCAGTTGGGTATAATGCTGGTTCAGATATAACAAGTGGAAATTATAATGTTTTTATTGGTTATGAAGCGGGTTTAGGTTCAGGAGACAATAGTGATAGATTATATGTTGGAAACACTAGTGGAAAAACATTAATTTATGGTGAATTTGATAATAATAAAGTCGGTATAAATACAGCATTACCAATTGCGGCTTTAGATGTTAGTGGAGATACGAGAATTGCCGGAGCATTAACTGCCAACACAATATCTGCAACAACATATTATAATCTACCATCGGCAACATTTACCGGAGGAACTGTAACAGGACCAACAATTTTTACAAGTGGGTTAACCGCAAACACATTAAATGTTACTGGTAATACTAGTCTTGCAAATACAACTGGAACAACCTTCTATACCAACTATATTGACTTTAATACTGGAACAACAAATCCATCTCAAACAGGAGGTAGAGTATTTTTTGACAATACCTCAAAGGCGTTATCTTATTACGATATTGCAAATAATTTGGTCCCAATTGCTATGGGACAACAACTCTATACAAGGGTATGGAACGCAACAGGTATTCAAATTGATAAGGGTAAGGTGATTGCAATCACTGGAACTTCAAATAATTTACCAAGTGCAATATTAGCCCGTAATGTTCATTTAATTACTTCAGCAAGACCTATTGGACTTGCGGCTGAAAACATACCAAACGGTAGTGAAGGACTTGTTTTAAATAATGGTATTTTAAGTGGAATAACACTTAACACATTTTTAAATGGTGATACCTTATATCTTTCAGATACAGTTCCTGGAGGTTATGTTTCATCAACTTCTTCATTAGCCTTCACCGCAAGAACAAATGAGATTGGATATGTTCTTCAAACAGGTACAACTACAGGTAAGATTTATGTAAATATCAATAATGAAGATAGTAATTTATCTTTAACAGATATTGAAAGGAATATCTTGGAGGGTAATGTTATTTCAAGCGGAGTTTACCAATACACAGGAATGACCCAAGGTACAGGACAAACTATAAATGTTGCACTTGCAAAAGGATGGGTAGTTAAAAATACATATGAATACGCAACACTACCTGACGTTACTAATGTTATTTATAGTGGAGGAACAAACATACCTTTAACGTATTTGAATAGTGCGGATGCGACGTACATTTTACTTACAAGTGGAGCGACAATTTTACAACAAACAACATTTCCAACGACTCAACAAAGAAGAGAAAATATACTTCTTGGTAAGGTAGTTCACCCAAATAGAAGTACAATCACATCAATTAACCAAACGGTTGACTTTGATGTATCTCCTATGGCAGCACTTCGTGACTTGTGGACACCATTAAAATTAATTAATCAGGGTGTTATTGTTTCATATTATAGTGCGGGTACGATGAGCATTCAGACATCTGCCGGAACATTATGGGGTAATGGTATTGGGTGGACGACGAATCAATTAAATCCTGATAGTATTTCCATTTCAGGAACATCACCAACCACATTTCAATATCGTTCAAGATTAGGTCCTATTACAGGTTCAACTGGGTTACCGGCTGCACCAACAGGTAATACAACAACAATTGATTCTCACCACTATGACTTAAATGGTAGTATTG